ATGGAAACATTGTTACTTGCAACACAACCTAAAATGGAAAAACAAACAGGTCTTAAATTAAATCCTACTTATGCTTATGCTCGTATCTATAAAAAAGGTGATATACTTCACAGACACAAAGATAGATTTAGTTGTGAGATTTCTACAACAATGAATCTAGGTGGTGATGAATGGCCAATTTATTTAGAAGCAAAGAAAAATGTTGGAATACCAGATGATGGTTTCCCAGCACAAACAAACAACAAAGGCACAAAAGTTATTTTAAAACCAGGTGATATGCTAGTTTACAAAGGAATGATACTTGAACACTGGCGTGAACCATTTAATGGTGAAGATTGTGCCCAAGTCTTTTTACATTATAACAATGTTGAGTCACCCAATGCCGAAGAAAATATGTTTGACGGAAGACCTCATTTAGGTCTACCACCATATTTTAAAGGTATGAAACTCAATAAATAGTTATATGTCAATAGATGATAAAATTAACGAAGCCCTAGGTATCTCTACCGAACAAAAACCTGCTTCAAAATCAGTAATCAAAAAAGAATATACTCCACCTGTTCCTAGAATGGAAGACAAGGACAAAGAGGATGTAGATAATGATTACAAATACAGTAGAGAAAACTATTACAATCTTATAGAAAGAGGCCAAGACGCAATACAAGGCATATTAGATATTGCAAACGAAAGTCAACATCCTCGTGCCTATGAGGTTGCAGGTAATCTAATTAAACAAGTGGCCGATACAGTTGACAAGTTACAAGATTTACAAGGCAAACTTAAAACACTAAAAGATGTTCCTAATAAGACAAGTACAAATATTAAACAGGCCTTGTTTGTCGGATCGTCTGCTCAGCTTCATAAGATACTTAAAAATAAAAATACAAATGTAGTTAGTAAGGAAGATGAAAGTTTTGAAAGCAAAAATATCACACCCGAAAAAACAGATATTTCAGATAAGTGATTTAACTTATATTAAAAAGAATCCTTATCCAGATACTTTAGATATTTCAAAAAGAGATACTTGGATGAACGATGGTATGAATGATCCTATTGAAGTAGTTAAACACGAAATATCAGAAACACCTCGAAAAGGTGCAAATGGGGTAGAATATAAAGAAAAACAATATTCTATATATAAGGGTAGCAGCCGTATCAATTATGCGTTAGCAAACGGCTATGACGCAATAGAAGGTATAATAATCAATGAATAACATTACTATTTAATTTTGCACCGTTAGGTAATCCAAATTTATAAATAATAATATGAATGTATATCATAAACATCATATTATACCAAGACACGCTGGAGGAACAGACGATTCAAGTAATATAGTATTATTAACTATTGAACAACATGCTAAAGAGCATAAAAAATTATATAAAAAATATGGACGATGGCAAGATAAAGTTGCTTGGTTATCATTGAGTAAACAAATATCTTGTGCAGAAGCAACTAAAATGGCTCAAAGTATTGCAAATTCAAAAGAAAATAAAACACCAGCACAAATAGAAGCTGCAAGAAGAAATTTCAAATTAGCAAGTGAAAGTAATATTGGAAAAAAACATAGTAAAGAGTGGAAAATAAAACAATCAATTGGTAATAAAAAATATTGGTCTAAAGTAAAAGATAGACCTTGGCAACGAAAGACGTATATTATAGAAGGAAAAACATATCACGGATTACAAGAAGTTATGAATACTTTTAAATGTACAATGTCTGCTGTCTATGCTAGAATAAAAAGTAAACACTGGCCTGGATGGAAAAACGAAGGGAGGTTTAAGAATGGGCGGAATTAGCGACGCCTATCTTTGACGATAGGAAACCCTAACTTATTTAAGGCCAATACTAAGCAAGAATATACACAAGAGCAAGTACAAGAAATTGCTAAATGTATGGAGAATCCTATTTACTTTATTAAAAACTATATTAAGATTGTAAATATTGATGATGGTCTTGTACCTTTTAATATGTACGAGTTTCAGGAACGTATGGTTGATACGTTTCATCATAATAGATTTTCTATTTGTAAACTACCAAGACAGTCAGGTAAGTCAACAACAATTATTGCTTATCTATTACATCAAGTAGTTTTTAACGACAATATCAATGTGGCCATACTTGCTAACAAAAGTTCTACTGCTAGAGATTTATTAGGTCGTCTTCAACTTGCATATGAAAACTTACCTAAATGGTTACAACAAGGTGTCTTAAATTGGAACAAAGGTTCACTTGAATTAGAAAATGGTTCAAAGATACTTGCCGCGGCAACATCATCATCTGCTATTCGAGGTGGTTCATTTAATATTATCTTCCTTGACGAGTTTGCATTTATACCTGCTAATATATCTGAACAATTTTTTAGTTCAGTTTATCCTACAATTTCATCTGGTAAATCTTCAAAGGTAATGATTGTATCTACACCTCATGGAATGAATATGTACTACAAGATTTGGAATGACGCAATACATAAACGAAACGATTATATTCCTGTAGAAGTACATTGGTCTGAAGTACCAGGACGAGATGAAAAATGGAAACAAGAAACAATCAGAAATACATCTGAAGCACAATTTGCTACCGAGTTTGAATGTGAGTTTGTAGGTTCAGTTGATACTTTAATCAATCCATCTAAAATAAGAATGTTATCTCATAACACACCTTTAGTTTCAAACGCAGGATTTGATATGTATGAACGACCAGAAAAAGGAAAAGATTATGTCATTACAGTTGACGTAGCACGAGGTACGGTAAAAGATTATTCTGCCTTTGTTGTTTTTGATGTATCTAAAATGCCATATAAAATGGTTGCAAAGTTTAGAGATAACGAAATTAAACCTATATTGTTTCCACACACTATAGAAAAAGTAGCACGACAATATAATAACGCTCATATTTGTGTTGAAGTCAATGATTTAGGACATCAAGTAGCAGACGCATTACAGTTTGAATTAGAATATACAAATCTTTTAATGTGTATGATGAAAGGCCGTGCAGGTCAAATACTTGGTGGTGGTTTTTCTAAACGAGGAACACAGTTAGGTGTTCGTATGACCAAACAAGTCAAACGTATTGGTTGTTCTAACTTAAAATCTCTACTTGAAGGCGATAAAATAATAATACAAGATTTTCATACAATACAAGAATTGTCAACCTTTGTAAGACGAGGATCATCATGGCAGGCCGAAGAGGGTGCAAATGATGATTTAGTTATGTGTTGTGTTATTTTTGCATGGATAACAAATCAAAGATACTTCAAAGAAATGACAGACCAAGATGTACGTGCTAGAATGTACGAAGAACAAGCAAACGCAATAGAACAAGATATGGCACCTTTTGGATTTTTAAACGATGGATTAGAAGATGACAGTTTTCAGGATGACGCAGGAGAACGATGGACACCTGTAACTGTAAGAAAAGGAGAGATCCTGTAAAGAAATATAATATACTAAATAGTAGTGAGATTAATGATACTTATTAGCTAATAAGGAGAACAACAAATATGGCATTTCAAGTTTCACCAGGTGTTCTCGTACAAGAGAAAGACTTAACAAATGTTATTCCAGCAGTAGCAACTACTATAGGTGCTATCGCAGGACAATTCTCACAAGGACCGATGGGCGAAGTTGTGTCTATTGCTTCTGAAAAAGAATTGGTTGAAACGTTTGGTAAACCTGACTCTTCAACTTTTGAATACTTTTTTAGTGCTGCAAACTTTTTGCAATACTCAGCAAGTTTAAGAGTTGTACGAGCAATTAACACAGGAGCATTAAATTCTACTGCTAACGGTAGTGGACTTTTAATCAAAAATACTTCACACTATTCAGATGGTGATGGATCTACAGGACCTTTTAACGATGGTTCTCAATCTGTCGGCAACTGGGCTGCTAGAACAGCAGGTGCGTGGGGTAACAATATTAAAATTTCTGTTTGTCCATCATCAACAGTTTACGAAGAAACAAATAAAACAACAATCGCTTCAACAGATGCTGCTGTAGGAGATACAACAATTGATGTATCATCTGCTTCTGGTTTATCTATAGGTGATATTGTAAACTTTGGTGAGTCAGGCGGATACGAATATAGAATAACAAATATCGCAAGTACAACATTAACAATCGTAAGACATCCATCAGGAACAGGCGGATTACATACTGCTGTTGCTGCTTCTTCACAAGTTAGAAGAAGATGGCAATATTATGATTTAGTAGGCGCTGCACCAGGAACTTCAACATACGTTTCTGCAAGAGGTGGTTCTGCTGATGAATTACACATTGTAGTTATTGACGAAGACGGTGGTATCACAGGTACTGCTGGAGAAGTATTAGAAGTTTACGATTCAGTATCAAAAGCTTCAGATGCTAAAACACCACAAGGTGATGATAACTATTATGCAAATGTTGTTTATAATAAATCACAATACATTTACTGGATGGACCATGATGCTACAAGCACAACTGGTTGGGGTAATCCTGCATTAAACCAAACATTTGGAGATGGTACATTAGTAAATTCAAGTTTATCGGGTGGTGCTGATGGTTCTGCTGCTTCTATTGCAGAATTAAAAACTGCTTATGAAAACTTTGAAGATGCTGATAGTGTAGATGTAAACTTAATCATCGCTGGTAAAGGTGACTCAACTCACATTGATAACTTAATTACAATTGCTGAAAATAGAAAAGACGCAATCGTATTTGCTTCACCAGAAAGAAGTGATGTAGTTAACGTAACTAACTCTAACACTCAAACAAGTAATGTTAAATCATTCTTTAATAGTGTAAGGTCATCTTCATATGTTGTATTTGATAGTGGTTACAAATATACTTACGACAAATACAATGATGTGTTTAGATATGTTCCATTAAATGGAGATATTGCTGGATTGGCTGCAAGAACAGATTTAATTGCAGACTCTTGGTACTCACCTGCTGGTTTCAACAGAGGAGTTTTAAGAGGTGTAGTTAAACTTGCTTACAACCCAACTAAAACACAAAGAGATGAGTTATACAGAGCTAGAGTAAATCCAGTTGTAACTTTACCAGGACAGGGAACTGTACTGTTTGGAGATAAAACAGGATTGTCTAACCCTAGTGCGTTTGACAGAATCAATGTTAGAAGATTGTTTATTACTTTACAAAAAGCAATCTCAACTGCTTCTAAATTTCAACTATTTGAATTTAATGACGAGTTTACAAGAGCTCAATTTAGAAACATAGTTGAACCATTTTTAAGAGATGTACAAGGTAGAAGAGGTATCACAGACTTTTTAGTAGTATGTGACGCTTCTAATAATACTGGAGATGTCATTGATAGAAATGAATTTAGAGCTGACATTTTTGTCAAACCTAATCGTTCAATCAACTTTATACAACTACAATTCGTTGCGACAAGAACAGGTGTTGCATTTGAAGAAGTAGTAGGAGCGTAGGAGGAAAACATGCCAAATATAAATGACT